CCAAAACATGGTCCCGGTTCAACAGCTGATAGACTTCTTGGAAACGAGAAGTTTTTTAAGCTTCATTGGACTGTCAAGCTAGAGCAGGAGTTTCCTTCTGCTGACTTCTTGATACCCAATTATGGGTATTTCGAAGCTCTTGAGTGTATTAAGTTCGCCGAACCTGGGAAGGAAATGCCCCTTCGGGTTATTTCTGTCCCTAAGACTTTGAAATCTCCAAGGATAATCGCCATGGAGCCGTGTTGCAATCAATATGTGCAACAGGGTATCCTTGAGGATCTAATCCCGACTTTGGAAGAGTCAAGACTCTTACAAGGATCACTTGGATTTTCAGATCAGTCGCCTAATCAGCGGCTTGCAAAACAAGGTTCTTTATGTGGCGATTTAGCCACTCTAGACCTGTCTGAAGCAAGTGATAGGGTTTCAAATCTGCTAGTAAGACGCATGCTAAAGACTGTTCCGGAATTTCTCCAGAAGGTCCAAGCTTGTCGTTCTGACGTAGCTGACGTTCCTGGGCATGGTGTTACCACTCTGTCCAAGTTCGCGTCTATGGGTTCAGCTCTGTGCTTTCCAATCGAGGCTATGGTCTTCTTGACCTTGATTCTCGTTGCTAAACAACGGAGCTTAGGATACTCGTTATGTCGTAGAGATATAGAAAAATATCTACGGCATGTGCGTGTTTACGGCGACGATATTATCGTCCCCGTTAACGATGTGCAGAGTGTGATGGCTACTTTCACCCAATTTGGGTTGAAGGTTAATGCCAGCAAGACTTTCTATACTGGTAAGTTTAGAGAGTCATGCGGAAAGGATTATTATGCCGGACATGACGTTACCGTCACATATGTTCGACGTATGTTTCCTATCTCACACAAGGAGTGTTCTGAGATTATATCACTCTACTCTCTACGGAACCAACTCTATAGAGCTGGTCTGTGGAAGAGTGTGATGTGGATTGATAACGAGATTCAGAGATTTGCACCTCTGCCTCTTGTTGGACCACAATCTCCTGTACTTGGAAGACACTCATTCCTAGGGTATAGTACCGAAAGAATGTGTAGTCTTTTGCATAAACCTCTTGTTAGGGGTTACGTGCAAACAAGCAAGCTCAAGAAAAATCCTCTACAGGGTTTTGGAGCCCTACAGAAGTTCTTCCTCAAGAGAGGTAATCAACCCTTTCATGATGTGAAGCACTTAGAACGTTCTGGACGTCCCGAGTCCGTCGGCATCAAGATTCGGTGGGCCTCGTCTCTATAAGACGGGAATGCGACTTACGTCGCTGGGGG